GCTATTGGCCGCGATGATCGACGATGATGAGCTGATCGTGTCGAACGCAAATACATCCGAGCCACCCGTGTAGTAGGCACGGATCAGGCTATCGAGCGTCCAGAAAAGACCGGCAGGGTTCTGACCGCCACCACGCAGCGGAAGGCCGCGCACAATCTTCGAGGATGCAATGAACGCATCGCCTGCGTCGCCGGTCGTAAAGTTCGTGGGATCGTTCGCATCCGACCACTTCACGAACCCGTTCTGGGAAAACATAAACAGGTAAGGGTGCAGCACCACAACGCCGCCGCTCACACCAGTCGTTGGGATTGGCGTCAGAGCCGTCGTATCATAGATGTTGCCGATATAGGCGGGATAGTCCGTGCCAGTCGAAATATCGAGAGCAGCGTCTGTAGCGTGCGCGATCAGCACAGTCGAGCTACCCGCCCCATCGAATAGCGCGTCAAACTGCCACATAAATTCTGAACCGCCCGTATACGTCGTAGGCGTGCGCGAAACCACAGAGCTGGTGTTGCCCGATACATCAATCGTCATGCGCTGCAGGCCCTCACCATAGCCCATATGGGTATAGGTGAAGTTGTTCAGTGCTTGCAGGTGAAACTGATTGACAGCGCCTTCGACGAAGTTCGTGATCTGCCGATACCCACCGATCTTGCGCGGTAGCCCGCGCTGGAACCGAACCCACTGTCCGTCAACGTAGAAGTTTCCTTCAAACTTTGTGCCATCGCGCTTGATGCCGGGATCTGATTTGACGTTAACGGGTACGAGCATTTTATTATCCCAGAATGATTACGCGGGCATCTCCGGCCATACGGGGTTAAATGGATCAGTAGTGTTTGATGGCAGGTCGCGCAGGGCTTGGCGGTAGACTGCCCACGCAAGGTCGTCCACTGGGGCATCGGCAATCTGGGTCCAGTCGCAGGCAGAAAGCAAAACATTCCTACTTGAGCGCAGCATCCTCCACTCACTATCTATTTCTTCTTCTGTCGATCCGGGAGTTATGAATTTTTCACCGTCCCACACATCCCCGATATTACAGGTCGGATCAGCTAGCCAGTCTTCACCAAAGGCAGAGTCAGATACGATGATATTTACAACCACGTTGTTATCAAGAATCGCGTACCGCATAAGTATCCTTACCAAGTATAAACGCGGCAGAAGCCGTTGCCACCTGCGCCGCCATTAGTAGTTGTAGTTGATGAAGCAGCGCCTCCACCACCACCACCAGCAATCCCGCCCGGGCCTCCGGGAGTGGCAGCGACCGAAGGTGCTGTGAAGGCCTGAGATGCAAAAGTGCCTGCCGCCGTCGTACTAGTATAGGATGCGATTGTTGTGCTACCATTGCTGCCAAGGATATAACGAGTGCCATTGTATCCGATTGGAGAGGAACTTGCCACCCCCGAAACAGTGGAAAGTGTCCAGCTAGTCGTGGGTGTTGTGGTGTAATACATTGCACCGCCGCTTGTGACCATCAGCCAGTCGCCAGTCGCTGCAAAATACTCGACCCGCCTCCCTTGGCCAGCAGGTATAGTAGGAAGGTTCGACCACGTTACACCTTGGTCAGTGGAGTAGCGCGATGAGCCCGAGCTAGGGGTAACAACTACAACTGTCGGTGATGCGGCTATACCCTGCTGATCACCAGCAGCGCCTGTTGCATAAGACGTCCAAGACGAAAGGTTAGATGACCTATATACAACTCCATTTTGCCGCAATGCGTAGTAAAAAGTTCCATCGTAAACAATACTTGTTATGTTTACACTTGTTCCACCAGCAACATTAGCTTTAGTCCAGCTGTTAAGGTCGGAAGAATAATATAAATCATTAGAAGCGCCAAGAAAATATATTCCGTTTATATACTTAAACATAAACGTAGGGTTAATTTGCGTGTTCCCAACTACTCCTGACAAACCAGAAAGAGAGTGTTCAGTAAAGTTTATAAAGTCAGTTGTAGAATATATACTCTTAAAAAACTTTATAGGATTTGAAACTGTGAATGGTGCTTGATTTGGAAGCGCGGCAATAACATACTTACTACCATCAAAAACAATGCCGCCGATGGCATTCTGCGCCCACCTGCCCGTAAAATACGGAGTATAAGTAGCTAAGCCGTCACTACTTACAAGCAGAATGGCATAGGTAAATCCGTTGTTTGTAACTTGCGATAGGATTACGGTCTGAGAGCCATTAACAGCTATATCTAATGGGATTACAGAGGCGGAGGCAAGGGTAGGCTGACCACCGCCGCCACCCAGAAAAGCCTCTGGCGTAACGGTAAGTCCGTAGTTAGGTGGCTGACCGCCGCCACAGGCACCAAAAAAGGTAGCCACAGAGTCTGATATGGCCGTTGCAAGTGGGCCTCCGCCCCGGGTAGCTATTTGGCCAGCAGCACTGCCACCCGCCGTACTGCGCCCGCCACCGCCACCGCCGCCGCCGCCATAGACTGACGAGCCGCCACCACCATTAGATACTGCAGTCGAGCCAGTCGCGGAACCACCACCCCCGCCGCCGCCAAAAGTAGAGGACGAACCCTCAACTTGAGTGGCTGCACTAACCGTAAGAGCGCCAGACCCTCCACCAGAAATCTGGGCGGGTATATTACTACCTGCAAGAAAATCTGATATATTCGGGCCACCACCCCTAATGGCAGTAGCAGCCTGTTGAGCACCCCCTCCTCCACCGCCATTTTGAACAGTCGCAACTGTAGCATTCCCGTACCCGCCAGCGCCACCATAGCCATAAACGATATTACCGAAAGATGACGTACCTCCGTTAATCCCCCTGTTACCATTGCCGGTGGCACCAGTGCCACCCGCGCCAATAGCAACTGACACAGTGGCATCTAGCGCAGACGCTAAAAACCATTTGTAGGCATACGCCCCACCGCCGCCCCCGGCACCAGCAGGGTTAGTCGAGCCAGCAGTAGGACGCCCACCACCGCCGCCAGCACCCCATACTTCCACAAGCACGAAGTTAGCGCCACTCGGTTTCGTCCATGTCCCGGATGACGAAAATTCCTGTACACTCGCAGACGCAGCAGCCTGCGAGATCCAAGATGTGCCATTGCTGACAAGGGCATTCCCAGCAGTACCCGGGGCTACGGTTTGAAGCGCGCCAGTGCCATTACCGAGAAGAACGTTATTGGCGGTCAGCGTAGTCGCGCCTGTTCCGCCTTCTGCAACAGTTACTGTTCCAGCCGTCATTGCTGAAGTACCGTTGCCCTTGACCACGCCAGTCAGCGTAGTCGCGCCTGTTCCGCCGTTACCAACAGGTAATGTTCCTGAAGTCGTAGATAGGTTTACTGGAGGAAGGATGCTTGAAAGAGTTACCATGTCTTACTCTCCGGCTGATGGCAGCTCAGGCCACGCAATATTAAACGGGTTAGCTTGATCTGTTATGTCGCGCAAGGCTTGGCGATATGCGTGCTGCTCCGCGCTAATGGTCGCGGCTGTCTCTGTGGCTTTCGTTACCCACCAGTCTGTGTTTGCCAGTAGCTTGTTACGCTCTGCGCGGATCACAGTCCACTGTGCGCCGACCTTTTCCGCTGATGCGTCTGCGTCGAGGTCCGATACGATATAGTTCTGTGTCCAGACGCCATCGATCAGCAACGCCGGTCCATGCTCGCGGGTCTGCGTGGCTGGATCATAATAGGGCGGTGTCACCAGCTTCAGTTGGTGTACGCCAAAATGCTCAAGCTGCTCAGGCGTCAGTTTCGCCACGCGGCAGAAGTTATCTTCGTCCCAGCGCGTTGGCTCAACATCATGGATATGCCGGACGAATGTGTCGCCATTGGCTTGGACGTAAAACAGGTTCATCCCTCTGCTTCCTTTGCTTTGCGTTTTGCTGTTACGCGCTCAACAGCTGCTGCGTATGCGTCCGCGTCGTCGATCTGTGCCTTCAATGCCTCAACAACAGCCTCGACGTTACCCATCTGTTTGCGGGTGGAGTCCAGACGCTCAGCCACGTTCGCCGCGAACTCATTGTCTGTGGCGTTTGCCAGCAGGTGCTCGAAGTTCTTACGGTCAAAATCGTAATGAAAATACTCAACCTCACGGGCGTACATAGCATCCGCAAGGGTGTCGTATTTGTATTCAGTTGGGAGTTGTTCGTATTTCATGGGTGGAGCCTATTATGGGTTGAG